CATGTGTGTTTTGGATCACATGCAGTGGGGTGAGAACCCACACGGGCGCACATTAGTGTGTGACGGAGGCTAGCGTGGCCGGGGCTAGTCAAATCTCAAATTTTGGAGGTAGTAGTCTAGATCAACTACTACCCGACATTGATCGGACACTTTTATGAATTATGAAATGTTATCTAAAAATCAAAAACGTCGTTTGCGCAAAGCACTAAAGAAAAGTGGTATCCAACATGCCGCAGGTGAAGCTCTTAAAAGCATGCACATTGGCCGTAGTGCCGGTGCTGCTTTTGGCTCCTTAGCTGGTCCTGCTGGTTCCCTTATCGCTTCAAAAGTAGGTGGAATGGTTGACCGTGCCGTCAACAAAAAGTTATTAGGTTCTGGAACATATATGACCGGACGTGGTGCTTACATGACCGGCCGTGGTACTTACAAAAGTAATGCTACTATGGCTGGTGGTAATGGCCATCTTCGTCACCCGAACTTATCCAGTACGTCCAGAAACGCAGAAACCGGTGAGATTACGATTGCTCGCCGGGAGTATATTGGTTCTGTGAATGCTACTGGTTCTTCAGATTTTTCTGTTGATTCCTACTCTGTTAACCCAGGCCTTCCTGCTGTCTTTAAGTGGCTTTCCCAATTAGCCGCAAACTATACAGAATATCATATGATTCAGTTGGTTTACACCTATGAATCAGTCATTTCCCCCATGTCTGTTTCTTCAGTTGGTTCTCTCGGAACCATTGTATTAGCAGCTAACTACAACGCGGGCTCTGACAAGTTCGCAACCTTTACTCAAATGATTGAATACTCAGGTTCTGTACGTGGTAAAATTTCAACGGACATAAAGTGTGGAATTGAATGTGACCCCTCCCAAAACTCGAATGATTCGGACTTATATATCCGATCAGGCGCAGTCCCAGTGAATCAGGATATCAAAACGTACGATTTGGCTAAGTTCCAAATCGGTATGTTTGGTGTTCCCACAGAATACACTGCTGGTACTCAGCTTGGTCTACTTTGGGCAGATTATAAAGTCGTGCTACGCAAACCACGATTATACACTGCTTTAGGCTATTCCATCATGTTCGACACATTCTTTTCAAATGGCAGTATGTCATCAATCGACCCTCTTGGCACTGATGTCAAGAAAGCTACTAATAGTAGTATAAACGGAACATGGCTGATTGCAGCTGATGCTCCTGGAAATGTTTCTTCTCGTTACGTTTTCCCAGACGATTTTGCTGGAACAGTTCAAATTATGTATTACGTAATGGGGACTGGCCTTGAGGCTACGTCCGCGGATGTTACACCCGCTGGCCATGTCGTAGTTTCAAGAGGCATGATCTCAGATGGTGGTGCCAATTTAGCTGCTAACTCAGCTAGCGCCATCTCAGCATCTGTTTCTCATGACGCGCAGCGTTGCTTCAATTTGTGGACATTTGACGTTACCGTAACAAATGTAGCAAATTCAAACTATATCGATGTTGCTTGGACGAGACAATCATCACTCTCAGTTGGTACCTTCTCAGTTTATATGGTTAATCCTCTTTCTATTAACCCTGTTACCAATGCTGTGGACGCTTAGTACTATTAGTAGGTATTACCTAACTCCCGACCCTCTGTAATAATGTATAAAATAATTAGTGTGTAAATAATGTATATATAAAAATAAAAATAAAATAAAAAGAAAATAAAACAAGTGTTAGTAAATTTTGTACTGGAGTGGGCGCGTTTTGTTGGACCCGAGGTCATTCTGCTTTAGCGGGACATACTAGCATGCATTATGGATAAGAAATTTAATATTATCGAATCTGTGCTAGGTGGCGGCAGCCACAATAAACAAATGAACGATTTAGACGGATTCTTAGCCAGTCTGCGCTTGATGCCCAACATTGATTTGGATGAAGATGGCTTTGATGACGACGACTACGTTGACGACGGGGGTGGTAAGCGATATATCACTCTCAATAATGATGATTTATACACAAAAGATAATACTCATCAAGGAAAGGATCGTGACAGAGGTGGTTTTAACACCGGTAACATCCCTAATTTCAAGTTTGAAAGAAGAAAAGCTCAACGAGAGCGACGTGCTAAGAAACGCGAATCTGCTGAGTCAGCTCGCGACCAACAAATAGCTCAGCAAGGTCGCATCGGTATGCCAGGCTTCTTTACTCAAACCGAATTAGGGTACCTTTTACGTCTCCCACAAGCTTTGATGAATTTTTCACCAATTCCAATTATAGAGTTGGGCATCATTCCAATAACATCTATGTTTTATCGAGCAGTTTTCGATCACTATTTTACGTTAGGCAATCGTCTTGAACAGAAAATCATAAGATTTTTGATTCATTACGTAAATACCGTTCAGGATAGTCCAAATCTGACTTCTGTCGAATTACAAGCCGATCTCAACCGCCGAGTTCTAGCAAAAGTACACATGCGCAGTAAAGCTGTGCGTGATCTCATTACTAGAAACGAGCAAGGAGCACGTTTGCAGCGTATCCAATTAGCAGAAGCTAAAAAGAAGCAAGCTGCTAAAAGAGCTGCACGTGTTAAGTATGTAACTAACAAAGATGGTTATAGTGTATTGTCAAACCCCCCAGTCAACAGTTCAATTAACGGTAACAATGGTTCTTGGACAAATACAGACGATTTAGCTGAGTTAGTCACTCCTATATCACAAATGATAGCCGCTTTACAGCACCAAGGTGCTCCAAAAGCTGTGCCACTTGTAGCTGGCAATAAGTATTATATTGCTCGTAAAGCTGCTTTACACGCAGCTTACAAAAAGAAAGTTTCACAAGGCAAGGCTGTCACGACCCCATCCGAAGTCGTCAACGATTTAGTTGATGCCTCTCGAGGTGGTAAGTCGCGTGGAGACTATAAATCAGATAACGCTCTGTGTACACAAAGTAAGGGAAAATTCGAAACTGATAATCAGTTTTCAGTCCTCTCTAACCTATGTGAATCAGAACACTCAGAAGACGGCGAGGAAACTAAAGCCGACCCTTTTGATGATCGTTCGAACAAAGATGATTACACATATGTACCCATTAACTCTTCACCTCTGATTGTAAATAAACTCAAACAGAAACCAAAGAGTTCCAAGAGAAGTTCTCCAACATTGACTATCCCGGCAACCCCAAAAACAGAGTCAACCACTATAAAATGGACACCGAAGAAACCAGTTATAGCGGATCAAGCTCTTGAGAAGGTTGCCATGTCAAATCCCGCAATCAATTCTGCGAAATTCACCCCCATTACAAACAAACAAGCAACTGATGACGTACCAATACGTGTATTCGGTTCCAAGACTCGTTTCAAAGAGGGTGTTTTTGTTCCACTTAAAGTGAACAAGCGGAGAGAGATTGAGAAAATCAACAACACACCTGGTGGTGTCGTCTACAAATTGAACGTAGATGACTGCCTCTGTGACCCAGTTGTTCTCAAGCCAACTCAATTGCGGACGGAGTTACCCCCACCGAAAGAGAAAAAGGAAGATAAAACATCTATAGTTGTTCCCGATCCCAAAAAGGAAGAGGAAACAACTATACTTCCCGAGTACTCTAAGCGGCCCATATACCGTTCTGGGATTTCCTGCGACGAACGAAAATGGAGCGTTTTCAATATCCCCGACGATGAGTCAAAGAAGAAAACGCCAGCTTCACTCAAGAAGTTTAGATCTATGACAGAAACAAAGTACTTAGACACTACACCAAGGTCTACAGATCAATCCCCAACCTCTGTTTCTAACATAGAAGTTCCAATTATTCGTGAGCAACTATTCATCGGCGTACCCCCCGAAGACCCAGATGACGACTTACTCACTGTCCGTCTTTATATACACAAAGACGTCCGTACACAGCGTTCCCCTTATTGGTTACGCCCAATCATCAACCTTATTCAAGATATACGTAGTTGTCCTACAACTTGTTTTGGTTTTGATCCACGTACAGATGGTACAGAGTATGAACATCTAAAGTCTATTAGCAAACTTGCACCTCAATTTTATGCAAACTATTGGCGTGATCATTCATATGATTACTCCATACAAAGAGAGGTGTCAAAGGAAATCTTAGACCACCTTGCGAGTAAAGGTGGAAATTTCAGAATACAAGATGGTATTGTAACTACTTTCATCAGTCTTGTTGTTCGTGATTTAAACATCACCCATGAGAATCGTCCTGAGTTGGTGGACACATGTCGCTATTTTGCGCAACTACGTATGGTTGAGCAATATATGGAAAAATTCATGTTACCCCAACACAAGTACGATATCTTATAGCAACGAGTGCCACATTTACAAGTCTGCTCACTGGCTCGCATATTACCATGCCAGTGCCCCCTAAAATTAGATTTGTATAATGTGTCTGACCTCTTTGAGATGGTAAATCCAAAGAGGTACCCAGTCCAGCTTCCTTTCAAACCCGATGGCAGTTATCGGTCTTTGTTTGGACCCTGGGTTTACCATCCAGCTATCGAATACAGCAATTCAGAGGAAAACCATCGTCTCGGTTTAATGAGATGGGTTGCTCCTCGTATCGACCAACTTACAGATGATTTCTATCGTAACAATCAACGTAAGTTTTGTAACTATGGTATAGTTCACGCCCTAAAGAAAATTCTTCGTGAAAGGGTGTCTCGTTTATTTTCCTCCAACTACAATTTTCAGGAAGACATTCGTGTTAATGCTTATGCACAGCATCCCAAGCGCGCTGTTCGCATAATCGCCTACCTGTTTCTCAGGGATTCAGGCTGTTTGCACATTGACGACTATATTCCATTTATCCGGTCCGCAAAACACGTGCGCGGTAAATTAAAACGCTTTGAATACGCTAAACGCGGGAAGAAACCTCGTATTGTGGTCGATTTGACCACAGAGGGCTCATTAATCCTAGGTACTATCATAAACGTAATGAAAGAGGCTTTCACCGATCCTATTATACTCGGTGATTGTAGATTGACATTTTGTGCCTCCCCACAAGTTGATAATCTCAAAGTCGCCTTTGATCGTTTATTGAACCCAGTCTATAAGACAGAGTATCTATACTTTTCTGATGATTCTTGCATTGTTTACTCAACACCAACCGGGTTGAAGAGAGCGAACGTTGACATTTCCTCCTGTGATATGTCTCATACCCCTGCTCTTTTCAACGTCTTACAGTACATATCATACGGACATCCTGATGTAGGAGATCTTATGGCTAAAGCTATCAAGCAGTTAACCTACCCTCTGAAAGTAGGTCGCTTGTTAATGCAACCAAAACAGCCAGTCCTTTACTCAGGGAGTGTTCTTACAACTACTGTAAACAATCTAGCTAGCCTACTAATAGGTATCTCCATTCATGGGTCTGGGGATATCGTAGGCGGTGCTTCTCGAGCTGGTTATATTGTCACCATTGACGAAGTTTTCAATGATGAGCGATATCAATTTCTCAAACATTCGCCAACGCGTGTTGACGGAGACCTCCGTGTATTTATGAATCTCGGAGTTCTCTTGCGCACACTAGGCTCGTGTAGAGGTGACCTACCAGGTAAGGGGGGATTAAATAAGAGAGCTGACCTCTTCATATCATCAGTCGCACTTGCATTCCAGCACTCTGGAAAATCGAATTTTCTCAAGAATTTGTTGCTGCGGTATAACTGTAAAGTTAAACCCAAATACGATTCTTGGTATTATGCAAGAGACCTAGACAATCACGATGAGATCTCAGATCTTTCTTATACTAATCGATACGGAGTCGACGGAATCGCCAACCTATCTCGTTGGATTCTCAATGCTGAACTTTACAGTGTCTATCATACACACTTCACTGATGAAGTTTTCAGGATTGATTACGATTACGTCTAAATCACATGGCTTGCCTATCCATGTGCTTTTCAAATACTTATAAGATGGCTTGGTG